AGCACAGTTGGTCAGGCAGTTCTTCCATCTCTGGTGGCACTGCGATATCCAATGTCACCATTTCTGGAAATACGCTGACCGGCACTGCGTCTGTGACTGCGGGCGAGTATATAGTAGTCCGCTGGATGGAGGATGAAGGCTCATCAAACCGTAACTCCACCGCCACGGCGCTATTATCAATAGCAACGGCACCAACAACAACCACAACCACTGCTGCTCCAACCACCACAACCACAACCACTGCTGCTCCAACAACCACAACCACAACAACCACCACTGCGGCCCCAACAACAACAACAACAACCACACAAGCTCCATTTTCTTCTCAATCAATAATTTTATCTTCTAACTCATCATATACTGTGCCGAATGGAGCAAAAGTAATGAAAATATGGAGCATAGGCGCAGGAGGAAGTGCCTCAGCGAATTGCGATGGCGGGGGAGATAATGATGGACGCGCAGGTATTGTGGCATATAGACATGGATTTATATCTAATACCAATGTTTCCGTTAGCGGTTCTATAGGCCAGCCAGTTGCTGCTACTTGCGATTTATATACTGCTGGCGGTTCAACAACTTTAAGTGATCTATCCACAGTTATAAACCCAACAGTATCTTCTATACAAGGCGGTGGTGGTGGAAATAATTTTGTTAGTGACAGAACATCTTCTGGTAATTTTTCAAGCTATACACTATGGACTAATATCAATACTAGACGAGATTATCTTGGTATTAATGCTGTGATTGATGCTGCTGGTGGAAATTCTTCAACGCACACGTATGGTAGAGGAGGCCCGGTTACTATAACCAAATATTTAAATCTCAATACTGGATATGCTGGTGCCATAGTAATTCAATTCTTACCAGCCACCAATATCGTTATTCCTTTCGTTAGTGGCAGCGGAACTTTTACAGTTCCAACAGGATATAGTAGTGTTAAAATATGGGTTGTTGGCGAGGGTGGTATAGGAACTGTTTATTGTGATGGTGGACCCACCACGACAGGCGGAAGAGGAGGAGTAAGTTATAAAACATGGTCTATTAGTGGAGGCGAGACTATTAGTTATAGTGTCGGAAGAATCCTAACTGGAGGTCGCAATTGGTGTTTAAATCCAGCCACCGGGGCTTCGTCAACAGCGACACTGAATGGCGTCACCATCACAGGCACTGGTGGGCAGGGAAATGGCACAAACGGAACCGGAACCGGCGGGGATGGGTCTGGAATCGCAGGTAATGATGTAGGTTCTATAGACGCGGCTATTCTATCATATGCTCCAAGTATGATTAACTATGGGTTCCCCGGTGATGACAACGGCACATTTGGCGGTATAAGTGGTGCAGTTTTGATTGAATGTATAGTGTAATTATGATAAACCAATTAATAGATTTAGTGAAATCATTACCAGACCCAGTATTAGAATACGGGTCTAGAGAAGATGATCAAAGTAGAATTGTAAATATATTACCAAATCACAATGATGTTACCGTCTCTACTAAAGATAGAAAACTATTTATTTGGAAAAACCCTCCGGTAGAATTAGTACAATTATGCAGAGATATTGGTGGTCGTGGACCAAGCGGTAATTGGATATATAATAAAGAAGATTATCAAGGTTGGCATACTAATAGTGATATTCTTGGTCAAAGATTATATATCTCTTGGGCAAGCGAACATAAAAAAAGTGGTATGAAATTTTTTATTAACGACATAGTTGTAGATAGTCCAGATAATAAAGGATGGAATATTAGATTATTTAACCCACCAGTATGGCATATGGTTTATAGTGATTGTACAAGAGCTAGTATAGGATTCATTTTTGATCCAGATATCTCTGAAGAAATACTACAACCAGTATGTTTAAAATAGTATACGATTTACCAAATGGCAAAAGTTTTGCTTTTGTTTCAAGAAGTGGTAGTAGCTCTATGGGCTTAATGGCTCTCAAACAATTCTTTCCAGAAAAATTAGCACAATATGAGAGTGATCCTAATAATATTAATACTGGCACATCTCACAGAATGTTGGGTGGAAGATTAGTAAACTCTATACCAGACGGTTGTGCAGTTATGCTTAGAAATCCCATAGAAAGATTTGGATCACTTCTGAATAGAACTGGCTATGATTTTGAGTCAGCTATAGAATTAGTATATTGGATATATAATACTGGAGAAATGCCGATTAGAAATAATAGACTCATAGAAAGATCATCTCTTGATGCCGCATATCATTTTATTCCATATAGTTTTATAGTAAATGAAAATAGTAATTTATTTCAGTTTCCTAATCTCAGAAATATGGCAAATTATCTTGGCATAGACGAGAATATACCATGCGAACAAATTAATCGAATATCAAAATCAATATCATTTAGCTCAGATCAAATAAATAAAATTCAAAAAGCGTATGCTAAAGATATTCAACTGTGGGAATCATTGATAAATACATAATTTATGAGTCAAAAATTATTAACAATAAAATAGAGTTCGTGAAATATATGCAACAGATATTTAATTATGGGAGTCATTACAGAATGAATAATTATAAAAATTACTTTATTTTTTTATCACTTATATTACTTTATGGATGCTCACAAAAATATAATTCTGAAATAGATTTAGCATTTAGTGATGTTACTCCTATGGTGCAGGAAGCAAATTCTGCATTTTCTAAAGCAGAAGAAAAATTATTAAATGTTAAACCAGATAATATTATTCGTCCAGATCCAGATCCCGTTAAATGTCCATGCAAGGGAACCGGTATAATTAAGCAAGGAGATGGACACACAACTCAATGTCCATATCATGGTAAGACCACACAGATATTAAAGAGGTAAAAAATGCAATTAGATATGTACACAAGGATTGGACTTGTATTAGCTGGAGTGCTAGTTATAGTAATGATGAATGTAGATATTACATATTTATTATCTAGAATATTATTTTGGAATAATAAGTCATCTACAACAAGTGAAAAAGATTTTTTGACAATGATAAATTTATGGTATAAATTAAAAGAATCATGTGTTAAAAATAATTTTGATACCGCTAGTGATAAATTAGATGAAGTATTTCCACTATTAAACAATAGGTCAACAAATGAGTAAAAAAATATTTGGTATTATATTAGGTGCGATACTTATTGGAATTGGTTTATTTCCACTCAAAGTAGTAAAACCACAACCAAAACCAAGTATTAATCTTGATGTTGATAAGCCAAGTGACGAAATATTAAAAATAACAGAACATGTTAACAAATTAGTAACAGATGATTTTGATAGAACAAAACTAGCCGTATTTAATTATTGTTTTAGTAAAAGAATATCTAATTATTCTACTGTAGATAGTCAGAAATTAAATGATGTATATGTATTAGCCGCTGAGTATTACTTTGGCGATACCATGAAGGGTAAATATACTAGCCTTGGAGAAGAATTAACAAAATTATTTGAAAATATACTTGGTGATAAAAACCATGTTCTAAGCGAAGACGAAAAAGTAAAATTAAAAAATACTTTTGGTGGTTTAGCTTGGAGCTTGATTCAATGATTATTCTACCAATAAAAAATCTAAAAGTAATACTAGATAAAGTATTTTCATCAACTGGCTATTCTTTTAAAGATTTATATATTAAACTTCCACAACCACTAAATATGACATTTGGTATTGTTGAAGAAGATAAAATATCTTTAAAGTTTGTTGATCAATTGCCAAAGATTAGCTGGAAAAAGTTTATCACTATTTCTGCTTTAATACAAGAAATTATATTAGATAATGATGGTGGAGTTATAAGGATAAAGTATTTTCCAGATTTAAAATTTCAATATTCTAAATCAGAAACAACAAATTTTTATTCGTCGCCTATCATTTTAGAAGAATTATATAACGACATAAATACAGAATATCCAGACGCTGAACGTAGAAAAATTGCTAATTTATGTTTGCATTATGCAAACGAATGGGTTACAATGTGTTGTGCATCTGGTGTAAGTGTAGATGAAATAGTATCAAATAAAGATTCGAAAAAAAATTGTTATCGTTTTGTAAAAGAAAGTATAATAAACAACGAAAATAAACACGGCTCTATTGTAATAAGTTTTATACTTATATATGTCATATTGCCAATAATATTGAAGTGGATAATAGAGCGTATTTTTAAAAAATTAAGTAATTGAAATATCTAAAAAACAAAATAATATAGGAGTAATATATATGTTGGTAATGAAAAGAAGTGGGGAATTTGAAGAATACAATGTAGAGAAGATACATAAGGTTGTGGAGTGGGCAACTAAAGATATAAACAACGTATCTTTTTCCGATATTGAAATGAACGCACATCTTTCATTACGCGAAAAAATAACTACACAAGAAATACATCAAATATTAATTAAGTCTGCAAATGATTTAACATCAAAAACTAATCCAAACTATCAATATGTCGCTTCTAGACTATTGAATATGTCACTTAGAAAAGATCTTTGGGAGAGATATGATTCTCCACCCTCTTTATATGATCACATTTGTAATAATGCTAGCCAAGAGGTATATGACAGTAATTTATTTACAAAATGGACAAAAGATGATATTAATGAAATAGAAAAGTCAATAGATCATGATAGAGATTATTTATTTACATATGCTGGATTACAGCAAATGATAGATAAATATCTTGTAAGAAATAGAAGTACTGGAAAAATATATGAAACTCCACAGTTTGCTTATATTTGTATAGCACTATCTTTATTCAATACTGTGGAAGAAGTTTTAGAGGCATATGAATATTTTTCTACACATAAAATAAATCTACCAACACCAATTATGGCTGGAGTAAGAACAAAAATAAAACAATTTGCTAGTTGTGTTTTGGTTGATGTAGAAGATGATTTAAACTCAATATTTTCAAGCGTACACGCTGTTGGTAAATATACCGCAAGAAGGGCTGGCATAGGTTTAAATGTTGGTCGTATTAGACCAATTAATTCTAGTATTCGTGGTGGTGAAGTTATACATACTGGCTTAATACCATATCTAAAAATATTTGAATCAACAGTTAAGGCCACTAGTCAAAATGGTATTCGTGGTGGTTCTGCTACTGTTCACGTTCCATTTTGGCACTATGAAATAGAAGATATAGTTACTTTAAAGAATAATGCTGGAACTGACGATAATAGAGTTAGAAAGCTAGATTATTCTGTACAGTTTAATAAATTATTCTACGAACGTCTTATTAAGAATGAAGATATTACTTTATTTAGTCCAGAAGAAACTGGTGGGCTATATAGTTCTATGAATAATAATGAAGATTTTAAGAAACTATATGAAAAGTATGAGAATAGTCGTAATGTTAAGATGAAGAAAAAAATTAATGCTCGTAAATTAGCAGAAATTTTTACAAAAGAAAGACTAGAAACTGGTCGTATTTATGTCATGAATATTGATAATGCCAATGAACACGGTTCTTGGTTAAAGCCAGTTTACATGAGCAATCTTTGTCAAGAAATTATTCATCCAACTGAGCCAATCAAATCAATAGACGATCCAGATGGAGAAATTGGAATTTGTATATTATCTGCACTTAATCTACTACGGCTTGATTCTGAAGAAGATATAGAAAAAGCCTGTTCTATAACTGTTAAAACATTAGAATCAATTATTGATTATCAAGATTATCCAGTATTAGCTGGCGAAAATTTTACAAAGAATAGACGATCACTTGGTATAGGAATAACAAACTTTGCTGGATATCTTGCAAAAAATAAATTAAAATATGATGATCCAGATACTTTAAAGCTTGTACATACTACAATGGAAAAAATACAATGGTATTTACTTAGCGAATCATGTAGATTAGCAGAAAAGTTTGGACCATGTAATAAGTTTAATGAAACAAAATATTCTAAAAATCTTTTACCAATAGATTGGTACAAAAAAACAGTTGACGAACTGGTAAAGCCAGAGTATACTATGGATTGGGAAGGTTTACGAAATAGAATAGCACAACATGGTCTGCGACATTCAACATTAACTGCTATAATGCCATGTGAATCTTCTAGTGTTATTCAAAATAGCACAAATGGTATTGAGCCAGTTAGAAATCTTATGTCTTATAAAAAAGCAAAAAATGGTGTTTTAAAACAACTAGTGCCAAATTATGCTTCAAGAAAGAATTTTTATACACTTGCTTGGGACATGAAAGACAATAAGGCTATTTTAAATATTTGTGCGGTATTACAAAAATTTGTAGATATGAGTATTAGTGTTAATTTATATTATAATTATTCACATTTCCAAGATGGAAATATTCCATTAAGTACGTTGATTAAAGATCAGATATACGGTTATAAGTATGGTATCAAGAATTTTTATTACTGCAACACTCCAGATGGAGATTGTGAGCGTGGAGATAATAATCATGGGTGCGAAAGTGGATCGTGTAGTATATAAAATATGTAGCCTTACAACCCTTATGGGCAAAAGATAATTTAATAAAAGGTAATAAATATGAAACGTAGAAACTTCTTACTTTCGACAAGTGTTGCTGGTTTAACTGCAACATATAATAATATTAGTTTTTCTATTAACTATAACAATGATCCAAAGATTACCGCAAATGATAATAGCGTTATATATCTATATCTTAGTGGCGGACCAACACATATTGAAACATTTAATCCTCTTCCACTAGCACCATCTGATAGAAAATCTATTACCGGTAATATACATACAAAGATACCGGGTTTTGCTATTGGTGGAATGTGGAATAAAATAGCAAATCAAACTAATAAATTAACTATAGTAAATAGTTTTCACCATTCTGATCCAAACCATGAAAGTGCTACACATTGGATGTTAACTGGAGAAAGAACTACTCCAAATAGCCCACCAAAGTGGCCCAGTTTTGGTAGCGTTGTCGCTGGTCAGTATGGAACAAATATAAAAAATGGTCTACCTTCTTATATTAAATTAAATACAATTCAGTATGATGGTGCCGCATGGATGGGTACTAAATATATGGGCTATACGGCAAACAAAGAAGGTGTAAATGATCTATTTATGAAGAATGAAAAGAAATTCAATGATAGAATGAAAATGCTAGAAGTTCTTGAAAAGCATAGTCCCATACCAGATGATCGTAATGCCAACGCTTGGCTTGAACTAAGAAGTCAAGCTGTAGATGTATTGACAGGAAAAGCGGGTGAGGCTTTCTTGATAGAAAAAGATAAAGACTTTGATAACTATAAAGATAGTCAGCTTGGAAAAGATATGCTTACTGCTATTAGGCTTGTAGAGGCTGGTGTCAAATTTGTTACCATTAATTATGGTGGATGGGATATGCATGATAATATACTAAATGGTCTAAAAAGTAAAGTACCAGCATTAGATCATGTGTTATCAATGTATTTTAATTCAGCAGAACAAAGAAATATCAACTATAGAAATCTATTAGTAATGAGTGGTGACTTTGGAAGAACACCAAAAATTAATAAAGATGCTGGTAGAGATCATTGGCCGCATTTAGTTCCACTATTAATAGCATGTGATACATATGAAATGAATAGAGTAATTGGTACTTCTGATAACAATGGAGAGAGGCCCGTAGATCATCCATTTGAACCAGAAGATTTAAAATGGACAATTTTAGAACATATGGGTGTAAAGAAAGATGCGGATTGGTATAGTATAGAAAACAGACCAATGATGTTCGTACAAGAAAAAGCCAAAAATATTCTGAGGTATACAAGTTAATATGCAAACAATACTTAATAAAAAAAATGTAAACTATCTAGAGCAACCATTATTCTTAGGTGAAGATCTATCTCTACAGAGATATGATAAGTTTAAATATCCAGTATTTTTTGATCTATATAAAAAGCAGCTAGAATTTTTCTGGAGGCCAGAAGAAATAGAATTAAAAAAGGATAGAAATGATTTTAAGAATGATGACATAATGACTCCAAATGAGCGTTTCATTTTTACATCTAATCTTAAGTATCAGACAATGATGGACTCTGTAATTTGTCGCGGAGTACCAATATTACTAAGTTATGTTTCTAATCCAGAATTAGAGGCATGTATGAATGTCTGGCAATTTTTTGAGCAAATTCATAGTTATAGTTATACATATATTATTAAAAATGTGTATAGCGATCCTAGCGAAATTCTCGATAGTTGCTTAACGGATAAAGAAATATTAAAGAGGGCGGATGTAGCAATTAAAGAGTATAACGCTCTTAGAGAACTTGGTAATTCAACCAAGAAAAAAGATCTTAAAAAACAGATATATTTAACGCTAATAAGTGTAAATATATTGGAAGCAATTCGTTTTTATGTATCATTCATATGTGCGTTTGCTTTTGCGGAAAATAAAAAAATGATAGGTAACGCTGATATTATCAAGCTTATAAAAAGAGACGAAGCGTTACATCTATATAACACACAAGAAATAATAAAGATTTTACGCACTGTTCCAGAAGAGGGATTTGTTGACATAGCCTCAGAATGCGAAGAAGAGGCTTGTAGAATGTTTGATTCTGCCGCCAGTGAAGAAAAGGCGTGGTCACAATATCTATTTAAAGATGGCTCAATCATAGGTTTAAATGATAGGGTAATGAGCGAATATGTTGATTGGCTATGTATGACAAGGCGTAAGAATATAGGTCTTCCATATGAAAAAGGATATAAAAATCCAATTGCAGGATGGACAGATCCGTGGATGAATAGTGAATCTGTTCAAGTTGCACCACAAGAACATGAAATCACTTCATATAAAATTGGTGCTAGTAAAAATGATTTAGGGGATATTGACTTAGGAGGACTATTATGAGCTTTTTGCCAACATGTATTGGTGACAATCAAGAATTATATTCAATAACATTAAACAGCAATTTTGCTTCTCCATCACAAGATGTAGGAATTGTATTAAATCACCAACATGCAAAAGTTCCAACAAAAGCTAATTTAACGGACGCTGGTTGGGATTTATATTCAATAGAAGATGCTGTTATACCACCAAAACAAAGAAAAATAATAAATACTGGCATTATGATGGAAATTCCAGACACTATGGCTGGCCTAATTTGGCCCCGTTCTGGACTATCTGTAAAACATGGTCTTGATGTATTAGCTGGTGTCGTAGATGCTGGCTATAGAGGGGAAGTTATGGTATGTTTGTACAACACTTCTTTTAGTTCTGTACGAATCAATATCGGGGATAGAATCGCGCAGATTATATTCCAAGAAGTTCCTCGCGTGACTATGCGGGTTTTAGAAACGCTTGGCTCTTCGCAACGAGGGAGTAACGGCTTTGGAAGCTCTGGAAACTAAAGACTATTTTACCATTTAGTGTATAATATTATAGATATATAATGACATTAGGAGGTAAATAATGTTATCCAAAGTAAAATTAAACGAAGAATTGACATTAGTAACTTTTGGTTATAAAATATCAGATTTACATACTGGATCGCATTCAAAAGTCGTAGTTACTTGCAATAATTGTGAAACAAATATATATAGAGAAAGAAGAAGTGCAGATGCTCACCACAAATGCCCAATACTTGATGGAAATAAAAAAAGATGTTATAAATGTAAAAAGTGGAAAGATATAACGCTGTTTAATAAAAGTAGAAATTCATCTGGCGGTGTTGCCAAACAATGTAGGGAATGTTACAATAAAGAAGAAGCTGTAATTAAATGCAATAAATCTAGAAATTATAGATTTAAATATGCTATTGAAAATGGTGATATTGAATTTTACATCAAAAGACGTATAGGTACAATAAAATCTAGAGCAAACAAAAATAATATTGACTTTAATTTAACTATTGAATATCTTACTAATTTATGGGTTGAGCAAAACGGGCGTTGTTTTTATTCTAATATACCAATGAATAACTCCATGAAACAAGATGGATTTCAATCTTGGGATGGTCCATCTTTGGATAGAATCGAACCGATAAATGGTTATGTGAAGGGGAATGTGGTATGGTGCATTTTTGGAATTAATTCCTTCAAACAGTCATTAGGTCTAAAATCGTTTGAGGACATGGTAAAATCTATAGAATGGTGGTATGAAAAATAAACCTCCCATGTCATAATGGAGAACCACATGACAGTAAGTAGGGAAAATAACAATTCGTTTAAAAAAACAAAAAAGCAAAAAACAAAAGACGTAAATCAAACCAATCCCTTAGAAGCAAAAACGGAGAATCAAAAAGAATATATTAGATCTATAATAGAAAATGATATTACATTTTGCATTGGTCCATCTGGTACAGGTAAATCTTTTATTGCTGCTGGAATAGCATCTGAACATTTATGTAAAGATAAAATAGAATCTATTATAGTTACAAGACCATTAGTATGTACTGGTAAAGATATAGGATCGTTACCCGGAGAACTAAATGAAAAGATAAAGCCATATTTAGCACCTATGACAGAAAATCTAAAATATTTTCTTGGTAGAGATAAATTTGGACTTTATGTAAATACTAATAGAATTAGATTTGAACCACTTGAAACTATGAGAGGAATGACATTTCATAATTCATATATGATTTTAGATGAAGCCCAAAATTGTACTATGGAACAGATCAAAATGTTCATAACAAGAATGGGTAAAAATTCTAAAGTTATTATTAATGGTGACATGAAGCAAACCGATCTATTTAATAAAAGTGGACTATCTTTTTGCTTAGATAGACTAAATAATTTAAATGGTGTCGGAATCTGTAAATTAGACTACCATGATATACAGAGGAACGGAATTATAGCCAGTGTGCTATACGCTTTGGAGCAATAATGTTATACGATTATTCCTGTGCTAATTGTGAACATAGGGTGATAGATCATTATCAATCAATACATGATGATCCTATTACCCTATGTCCAAATTGTGGTTTACACTCTTTAGAGAGACAAATCACTGGAGGTCTTGGTGCCTTTGTCAAAGATGTAAAAACTATAGGTCAATTAGCAGATAAAAATTGGTCTAAGGTTGGAACATATAAAAGATCAGAAATAGAGACACAGCAAAAAGAAAAAGAGGTACAAAATCAATCTCTATTTTCTCAGTTTGGAAAAGCAAGTAAAAAACAAATTAATAAAATGACCGCTGAACAAAAACAAAAATATATTATTACAGGTGATACATGAAATTTGTAGATTCTTATGTTAAGAAAGATTTTCAAGCTCAAACAACAGAGCAATTATATAATAAGTCTGGTGAACTATGCTCAGACAGTGAAAAGATTTTTGCAAAGGTAATTGAAATAAACACAAGCAATAATAAGCAAATAAAATATCTTATAGCTACGAATAATAATATTCCATACGATCCAAATGGTATAGATAGTCATAGAGAATCTAATCTAACTATAAATCTTAAGTCTGTTTCAAAATCTGTTTTTGATTATTATGTTCTATATCTAAGAACAAAAAATTCTCTATATATGACTAGGACACAAAGGAGTTATATCAATGTCTAAAACTGGACCAATAGGACAAGTAGAAGCTTTTTATATAGAACACCATTACAAAACATTAACAGATCAAGAATTAGCAAACGTTTTAGATAGAAAAGTAGAAACCATTAGAAAATATCTAAAGCAAAACTTTGGATCTTCCAAGACTACTATTAGGGCTGGAGATCACTTTGCTAAAAGTAAAGGTTCTATAGTAATGACAGAAACCGCATCTATGATAGGTGACGGAAAAAGAAAGACAACTAAAAAACCATCTGATTGCGTAACTAAGATTAAACATGATTGATTTTATTTTTGGATATGAAAACTGGAGAAAAGTATATTCAGCATCTCCAGAATTGAAAAAAAATATATGGATTTATTTTCAAACATCAGATAATCAAGATGTTTATTTAAAAGTATATAATGATTGGTTTAAAGTTAAGTCTTGGTTATCTAATACTAATCAAAAGATAACAAAACTTGGATTAAGATATAGATCTCATCAAATAGAAGTAGAAGTAAATGATTGTGATGGAATATACTTAGTTCGTTCAATAAAGGGCGAATTTGGTGGAAGAACAAAAGAATGCTATACTATTGGTAAAATAATTGATAATCAAGTACATAAAACAATGTGGCTAACGCCAGAGTTGATAGAAGAAAGTTCATTTATAGACAATATTGAAGACTGTTTTGAAGAAGCTATAATACACTATGAAGAACCCTCAAAAACCAGCACTGTTTAATCAAGACTATCAAAAACAGTGGTCAGAAACACATAAGTATAAGCATATTCATACTGGGGAATATTGCACATTTGAAGCGTATGTTGCAGAACTTATTATTCTTAGAAGAGCAGAAAAATTAAATCTTGGAAAACCATCTTATAAATTTTGGACTAAGGGTGATCCAAATCATTGGATTTGGAAAAAACAACTTGGTGCAGCAAGACAGTTAAAGAAAAAATATAGCGAAGAAGCTATATTACAAGCCATTAAATCTAAAGAATTTGATAAGTTATTAGTTCTAG